AGATGAATATTTTAGACCACATGATACTGCTGTAATTAGTATACCACAAAAAGCACCTGAAGGATCTATACTTAGAGATGAATCACCGTTTGATTTACTTGAGCGTATAAAGAAAGTAGCTACCGAGTGGGTTAAACCAGGTCATAGAAAAGGATCTAATACACATAATGTTTCTGCTACAGTTAGTTTAAAACAAGATGAATGGAAATATGCAGGTGAATGGATGTGGGACAATAGGGACTACTATAATGGTTTGTCTGTCCTACCTTATGATGGTGGTACTTATACACAAGCACCATTTGAAGATATAAGCAAAGTTAAATATGATATGATGATGAAGTCATTAACAGAAATAGATTTATCTAACATATATGAAGGCGAAGATGAAACAGATCTAGCCGGTGAAATAGCTTGTGCAGGCAATAATTGTGAAATAACTTAACTAATAATAACTATAAATAATAAAAGGGAGGTCTTTCGGCCTCCCTTTTTTGGTTACAGGAACTTTTGGGTATGGTGCCCAGTTTTATTTGTTCCTTTATTTAAATTCTATTTCTTTTTTAAATTGTATTTTTTTACCAGGAAATTTTGGTAGTTCTTCTTTTTTCTTTTTCTTAGCCATTATCTGCCATTCAGGCCAACCAGCTAACATAGCTATTATTTGCCAAGTTTCAGCATCTTCACCTAGCGCAGCTTCTATGTTATTTACCTTATTTAAAACTCTATCTAAAGGTAAGTTAGTTGTAGCAGATATTATTTTAGCTGCAGCTTCGTAAGCTGGGTTATCTAAACTAAATCCTTTATCAAATATTTCTTGTCTACGCTTTTTACTATCAAACTGGTATGCAGCTTGTCTTATTTTAGATATTTTAGAACTTATTGGTGGTGATAATTGCAATAGTTTATATACAGCATCTACATATTCAGGTCTTGGCCTATCAGATCTTTCATATATATCTATTAAAAAGTTTTTAATAACAGCTACAGTAGCACCTGCAATACCTAAACCTCTTAATGTAGAATCTAACATACCATTAGCTACTCCTAAATATTTCTTTTCATTTTCTTCATCTTCATCATCACCAAATCCTATAGCAAATAAAGCTTGTTGTAATGCGTTAAATATTAAGTTTTGTACAACACCATAGTATATAATTTTACTAACGTGTGTTTTAGCATCACCTCTTTTATTTACAAGATCTTGAAAAGCTCTTTTCTGTATTCTAGCATACTGCATTGGAGTATTAGCAAATGCTAATATAACTCTACCTAAATCACTAGCTTGTTGTTGAGATATTTTACTAGGATCAGAAGACTGCTGAGATATTTCAGCTGTTTCTTTCCACTCTGATAAAGCTTGTTGTTCAGCTTGCTTTAATTCTACACCTTGATTAACTAAATCGTTAACTCTATTTCTGTAAAACGTAGCACCACCTGAAGCTATAGCAAAACTATCTGCAAACTGTGTAGGTAAATAACCTTTTTGAAGTATATAATTCATTACACCTCTTGCTTTGTTTTTAGCAGTTGCAGCAGCATTAGCTATTTCATTTTCATTTATGTTAAGCTTTAATCCGTTACGTCTATCAGTCAAATAATCTGAGTTCATTAACATCTTAAAATCTTTCCAATATTGTTTTTGATTAGCAAATGCTTTACCAGCTTTATATGGGTTATTAAAGCTCCAATTTAAAAAGTTTACAGCTGATATAGTTTGTAGTACTGCTGATCTAGTATTAAAGAACATAATAGTACCAATAGAACCGTTTATATAATCTAATACTCTATTACTGAGTCTATTACCACTAAACATCCTATTTTTACCTGACTTCATTCTAGATAAAACATTTTCTACAGCTTCTCTATATTTAGCTCCATAAGCTGCTTCAAGCTTATTTAAATTTTCAGTGCTAAATATTTCATTGGCATTATCTAAATAACCTGATTGTTCTAAATATTTTCTACGTTTAGTAGTATTTAGTAAATCTATAAGATCAGTTGTTATAGTACCAGCTAACCACTCTTGAGATGGTTTTACGTAACCATCACCTTTAGTTACAGACAGTATTTGATCAGCAAATGCTTTTAGTTTACCATCAGAGTTTATAATGTCTACAAGTTCAGATAAATCAGTTTTAGATAAACCAGGTACTTCATAACCCATTTTATTAAATAAATAAACCCTAACTGCTTGCTCGTTAGTAAAACCACTATCATTTGTTTTTCTAAGATCTTTTGGTACTTCTAATGACTTTTTAAGTTCCTTAAAATCTTGCATCATTTGTATACGATCAGATGATAAGTTTTCTATAGCTCTACCATATGGATCTAATAAATGCTCTTTAAACCAAGCCATTTGGCTATCACCTAGTTTTCCTTTACTTAACAGTGGGTATACTAATCCCATAAAATCTTCAGCTGAATAAGGTATAAAGAATTTTTTATTACCTTTGTTTGCTCCACGTACTTTAGCTTTAGCTTTTGAATATCTTTTTTCCGATGCAATGCCAGTTGTTTGTTCTATAATTTTATTAAAGTCTTCATCTATAGATTTACTAAACTTAACTTTAGCTTGTTGCACTTTAGATTTAACATCTATTTGGTCTAAAGCATCTTGAACAGCTTGTACATTAGCATAAGCATCGTCTGCAAAATAAAAGTCATTATAACCATCAGCTGCTTTATCTACTACCCAATTAGCTTTGGCAGCTCCAGTAGAATTACCTAAACCAACTATATTTTCTATTTTAAATTCTAGTCCTTCAGATTTTAAAAACTCATATATAGCATCAGCTGATTCAGGCGCACGAGCAGTAAGTACAAATAAATCTTCATTACCTCTAGCATCTCTAATCTTTTTAGCTACATCAAATAGTGGACCACGCTTGCCTTCTCTTACAATATTAAAATCACTAAAATCCATAACAGCTCCTTCAGCTACTAAATCAGCACCTTTTTCTGCAAACTCTTCAGCAGTAAGTTGACCTTCAGTTCCATCTGGTTTAGTATAAAATACTATACTTTTAGTTCTAGCTAATGTATCATCAAAGTCAAATACCCTAATTTTTTTAACTGGAGCATCTAATTTTCTAGCGTTAGCTAAAGCGTTGTCTAATGTAGCAGCTTTACTTAATAAATCTTCCATACTTAAATCACCTTCTAAGTTTAATACTTTAGAATCATTAAGCATAGATTTTGAAAATTTAGCAGCTTTTAATTGACTTGGTGCTGTTTTTAAATAATCGTTTATTATATCTTGAGCTTTAGTAGATTTCATAGCTAAATCTCCAGTTAATTTACCAGCTTTTGTTTTATTTATTTCAAATATTAAATCAGATACTAGTTCATAAACGTTAGGATTATTTTGAAATTTTTTAGGAACATTTAAATTATACTTTTCGGCAAAAGTAATTGTTTTACCATTGTAAAATGTTTTTAATATAAAAGGATTAAGCTTAATTTTTTCGTTAAAAAATCTCATGTCAGATGCAGGAGGAACCTTATCCCAATCAGATTTTTTACCAGTCTTCATAGCTATATCCATCATTTCACTTACTAAAGGATATTTTTCGCTTTTAGCTTTCCACTCTCCATATTCAGGTAAGTTATATGTTAAATCAACTATACCCTGATATGTTCTCATATCTCCTTTTATACTTTTTATTCTAGTAGTTTTATTAAAAACCATCTGCTTATACTCTTTCTCAGCATAATTTTTCCAAAATTCCCAAACACCATCGACCTTACTACTCATTGCTTTTGCTTTGTCTAAAGAGTATTCACCATGTTGATAGCCATGTTCTTCATATTTATTAAACTCATTAGCTCCATCCATAGAATCTAAAACAAGAGCTTCATTTTTACTAACAGCAGCATTAGCATTATTATTATATTGAAGTTCTTTTATACTAGGACGAGATTTTGGATGTTCATCGTATATTTCTTTCCATTTATCAAGAATATTTCTTTTTTCTTTATTAATTAAATTTAAATTTTCTTTATTATATTCTAAATTTTTTAAAGTTTGCGCTTTTGCAATGTAAATTCTATTTTTAGGAGTTGGTATTTTTAAATTTAATTTTTTTGCAATTTTATTATTTAATTCAGTTAAATTACCTATATAACCTGCTTCTATCATAGAAGTTGTTTCTCCTAATTTTTGAACATCTGTAACTTTTTCAATATCACTTACATACCAAAATTTAGCACCAACAGCACCAGTAGAGGGTTTACTTCCAAAAGCGTTTCTTCCTGCAGCGGCTAAAGTCTGTGAAGTGGTGTATGAAAATATATCAGAACCAAATTCAGGAGCAAAAATATCTACAATATCATTTTCAAACTTTTTAAAATCATCAGGATTAGAATGATCTAAAAAACCACCATACGCCCTTTCTATATCAGCATTGATACCTTGTTTTTCTTTAGCCGTTGTTGTTTTAGCACTTTCAGCTATTACTTTTTTTACTTTATCTTTTAAACTTTTACTAAACTTAACACCTTTAGGTCTAGCTATTTTTTCTCTAACTTGTGGAGCTCCTCTTACTACTTCTTCTTCTGTTATAGTTTCTGATAAGTCTATAGTATTATCAGTTTTATTTCCCTTAGCATCGTAAACAGGTTGTTTAGGATTATTTAATATTTCGTTAAATTCGTTTTTAACTATAACCTCTGCTAAAAATTTAGGCATTTTTCTTTTTAAAACATCTGGTCTTATACCCATCAAATAGTCTACAACTTGACCAACTGAAGGATCTAAAGTTTTAAACAAATCTAAACCAGATTTTAAATTAGAAGTAGATGGTATACGACCCTCGTCAATAGCTTTTTGCATTTGAGTAGGGTTCATATTTTTTATTTCTAACTCGTAGAAAGGAGTCCATTTAGACCTTCTCATAACAGCTGGATCTACTTTGTTTAAAGCTATTAAATCTTCTGTTATACTTTCGATAAATGCTTTTCTATTTTTAGTTGATAATCTACCATCTTTAGGTAAACTTAATTTATCATATATTACTTTAGCAAATCCACCTGGTTGAACACCTGAACCAGTAGTATAATCTACAAAAGCTTTAAAAAACTTTTTAGGATCTGTCATAGATGGCCTATCAGTTTTTCTTAAAAAATTTATTATATCTCTTTTAGCTAAGTTAATCTCATTGTCTGTTAAGTTTATTTTATCAGCTATCTTTGACTGTTGAGGTTTAATTTTCTTTAACTTATCTTGAGCAAGTTTCATGTCAGCATACTCTTCAGGGCTAATTTCATCTGACACTAAAGTTTCAGCTATAGTTGTTTTAGAATCTTCACCACCAACTTTTTTAGTAGTAGTTACTGTTGTAGGTTGTTTACCTTTTTTAGCTTGTATATCACCAGCTGATAATTGTATTATTGTTTGTCCAGCTTTATTTTTACCAGTTAACCAACCGAATAAACTATTTTTAGAAGCATCATATTCAGATTGATATTTGTCACTTATTCTTTCTTTAACTTCTTTAACAAAACCAGGATTCATATTTAAGTAAGCTTGGCTAACTGTATTTCGTATTGAAGCATCCAAAGTATTACTTTGCTCTATTTCCAATAAAGCTTCAAAAAACTCTGGAGAATTTTTAAATTCTTCTTTAGATTTAAATTTCCTATTTTCAGCTGGACCAGTAAACTTATCAAATATATCTTTTATTTTTCTATTTTCTTCTGTTTTAGAAAACTTAGTATCTATATCTTGCTTTGCTACTTTTCTAGCAGCTTCTATAGTTTCAGGTTTTAATTCACCTTTAGCTATTTGCTTTTGATAATCTTTAATAAAATTATATACATCTTTACCTGTTTCAAATTTTATATGACCATATCCTTTACCTTTAAATATAGGTGTTATTTTCTCACCTATTTTACCAAATATATTTTCATTGAATTTTATTTGTCTATTACCTATAAGATCTGCAAATGCTGTAAAGTATTCCTCCATATACTCAGACTCAGATCTTTCAACTCTATTACCTTGCTCATCTGTAGTAAATCTATAGTTATTATCTATTCTTTTTTGTATAAGATTAGCTACATCTCTTGGCAATACAGCTTTAAATTCATTTACAAGCTTTTTTAGTTGACCAGGCTCTTTTATATTATTATTTAGTATACCATGCAATAATTCATGAGCAGCTACGTTTACATTTCTAACTTTTTGTGCAACTTCTCTATTAATGTATATATCTCCGTCTTCACTTATAAAACCATCAGAACTAGTAACGTTCATAGAGTTTTTCTTTCCTTGTTCAGTATTGTCGTATGCTTTTTGATAATCTTCTTTTGAGTTGTAATCGTTTACAGTTCTACCTAAATCTTCTACACCTACGGTTTTTATATTTTCATCTAATCTTCTATCGATAGATTTTCTTAATATTTCATCATTTTGATATTGTAACTCATTTATTTGTTCTTGAGTTTTAGTTTTTAATATTGGTGAAAAAAATGAATTTAGCCTTCTTTTTTCTTTAGCTATATTATCAATACCTTCTGCATAGTTTTTAAGCTCGTCAGGATTCATCATATTTAATTCCTCACTTACTTTTTGTCTAGTATTTATTACAATCTGCTCTTGTTCAGAAATCATATTTTCAAGATCAAAAACTTCTTCTTTATTATTAGCTTGTTTTATTTGCTCATTAAGATTATTAATTTCTAAAGCTGCATTTGTAATTATTTTTTTATCAGATTCAGGAGTTAATGTATATTCAGCAGCATCTCTAACTGCTTTATCATTACTTGTTAAAGCACCTGTAGTAACTATACCCCCGCCTGTTACAGTGCCTATTATACCAGCGTCACTCCACTTTTTCCAGTTTTTACTATAAAAATTAGATTCATCAAACTCCTCAGTAAAAGGAATTGCTTCTTTAAAATCTCCAGCACTTTGTAGTGTAGCTAAATCTATTAAATCTACAGAAAATTCAGTGGCAGCTTCTGAGACACCTTCAGCTAGAGGATCTGTAGCTAATCTTTTTAATAATTTAGTTGAATAATTATCAATTAATTCTTTAGCAGCTCGTTTATTTCCTGACTTTATTAATCCTGTGGCTCTACCAAGTATACCTCTAGTTACTAACTCAAAAGTAGCTTCTGCTGTTCCTGATAGTGCAGAATTTAAAAATATTCTTTTAACACCTTCTTCTGGGTTTTCTTCAAACTCTTCATCAAATTTATTACCCGCAGCACTCGTGCCTAAAGTTATTAAACCACCTGGACCTAAAAAAGCTAAAGCAAGTGACGGCGCAGACTCAAAAACACCACCAATAGCTCTATCAGCAGCTTGTCCGTATCTACCTTCTATTATATCATCAACTATACTTTCAGAATCATATTCGCTAATATATTTACCTAAACTCTTAATGTCTTTATCGTATCCTTCAATACCTGATGCTATAGGAAGATCTCTGTACATTTTTATTGCCTTTAAAACTTCTAATCTATCTTTTCCTTTTACTTCTGGAGAAAAAATATCCATAGCGAAATCAGCTGCAGTTAAAAATAATCCTGTTTTAGCTTCTTCTAGACCTTTACCTGTAGACAATATACCTCTAGCTAGTCTAGCTAATTTATCTTGGAAAAAATTAGGTTCTTCTTTTTCTACTTCAACTTCTTTTTTAATCTCAACTTCTTCTATAGGTTCTTGAGTTTCTTCAACTGGTATTTCAACTTTTTCTATTTCAGTTGACACAGGTTCACCACCAAAAACACTAGAGTTCCAAACGTCATAGTCGTCTTCTATCTCTAAGTATTTATGTAAACCTTTTAAATACTCGTCATTATTAGATATAGAGCTAACCCAAGTATCGTAGTCATCTTCTATTTCTAAATAACTATGTAAACCTTTTAAGTATTCTTCGTTCATACTATATTTTATCTATATTGTTGTGAGTTGTTATAACCTTGTAAAGCTAACTTATATTCACTCTCTTTACCTTTCATACCTTTTAGTCCATTTATTCTACCTTGGTACAATTCTTTTCTAGCTTTAGCTAAACTTTCTGGAGTTAATTTAGCAATGTCTACACCAGATAATAAGCTTGCGTCAGGTGAGTTTTGTTCATAAGCTTTAGTTCCATTCCATTTTTCTCCATCTATTTCAATACCACTAGCTATAGCAATTAAATCTGTAGTTCCTCTACCTGAATTAAATTTCCAATCTACTAATTGTCTTTTAACATCTGTTGGTAATTTGTCAAAATCAGATCTAGACATGTTTAAATCTTGAAGTATCGTTCTGTTACCGTCTCCTACGTCGGCTTGATTTGGTCCACTACCTATTATATACTTATCTATTGTAGATAAAGCTTTTTCACTAGCAGATCCTGATGCTTGTTTATAAAGTTGTAGTAATCTTGCACCTTTCTTTCCTGTTCCACTGAAACCGTAATTAATAACACTATTGCCATAAAAGTCTCCCATAGTATTTTCATAATTTAACATATTTCTAAGATAATCTTTACCATCGCCTACGTTTTCATCTAAAACTTTATTTTTTAATTTACTAGCTCCACCTTGTTCTTTTATTCTTTCTTGCATTTTAGTTTTAACATCAACAACTTCTTCACCTTTTTCTTTACTAACTGGTTTTTCTTCAACAACTTCTGTCGTTTCTTCAACTTTTTGTGGTGGTGGTGGCGATGGCGGTGGTGGTACAGTTTGATCATTTTTATCTGTAGGTGTTTCTACTTCTTTAGTTGGTTGTTGTTTTTTTTTATAATCTTGTTTTGGATCAAACTTATCTTTACCAGGCTTAAATTCACCTACTTCATAACCATAATTTAAAATATCTTTATTGCTAATACCAGTAGTGTTTTTACTTAATATTTCAAATATCTCATTAGGATCATTTATATCAAATTGTATTTCTGAAAATTTACCTCCACTTTTTTGAATATATATTTTACCAGCTTCTTCTTCTAAAAGCTTTGCTTTTGCATCAGCATCATTTAAATCTATACCTCTATCTTTAGCTATTTGAGCTATTATATCGTCGTTACTTCCAGCTACGTAATTAACGTTTTGGTCAGAATTTACTCTATTTAAAATACCTGCAAGCCTATCAACAGCATTAGCTTCATCTCCTTCTTCTGTTATTATACTATTTATTATATTAGTATATTCAGCGTTTTTATTTAAAGTATTAATTACTTTTTCGTCCATTTGACCTTTTTGTAACAGCTCAAACTTTTTTACTCTTAATTTTTCTCTTTGTAAAGCTAAATTTTCTTTTTGGAATTGAGTCATTGGACGCCCAACTTCAGTTTCTATTTTAGTAGTAACAAGATCTTCAGGAAAACGTTGGTTTACCATGTAGTCTATAATAGCTTCTCTAGTTTGTTCGTCTTGCCCTTCTATTTCGCCATATGGAGTTATATTATCTTCTCCGTAACCAGTAAAAGTTTGATAAGTAGATTCGTTTATAGGTAAAGCTATTCTGCCACTCTCAAGTCTTTCTCTATACTTTTGTTTTGCAAGAGTATAATCTTTCATTTCTTCTCTAGTTAACTCTGTGCCATTTTTTACTTTCTCTAAAATTTGAGTTTTAACTAAACCTTCTAAACCTTTATAAGCTTGTGCATCTGCAGCATTTATTTCTTTGCTGTAGTCGCCAGCATACTCAACTAAATCATAACCATCTTTTTTAGCATTTATATAAGCATGTCCATTAAATACATCTTTACCATCTAGTTGCGCTATAATATTACCATTTTCTACTCTAAAAGAAATACCTTCGCCACCTTTACTAGCTCTATCTACAAAATTATAATAATTTTCATTATTACTTTTTAAATAATTTTTAACTAAATTGCCACCTTGTTCATTTTCTTTTAGTAGCTCAGCTTCTTGATCTATCAAACCCATAAGAGCAGGTATATCACCTATTACTCTTTGCATTTCATTTTGCTTTTTCAAATATGCCGATCTATCACCTTCAAAAGAAGATATATCTAGTCTATATAATTCATCTATTTCAGACATTAATTGCTGTTGTAAACTATCTAAAGCAGTAAAGTCTTTCATGCCCTCTGTCTCTGCTAAAGAATTTAAAGTTTCTTGTCTTCTAACAGCAGCAGCATTTTCAAAGTCTCTAACTGTTTTTATTCTTCCAGTTATAGCTTCACCAGCTTTTTCAATACCTTCTAATATAGTAGCTCCTGGATCATAAACCGCAGCGGCAGTTCCTGGCTTTCTATAAGTACCTATATATCCTCTTGTTTCTTGTTTTGCCATTTTATTTTATTTATTAAATCCAACCTTGTCCTGGAATCCATATAGCACCTGGATAAGGTTCAGGCATATTAGGCGGCGGTGTAGTACTATTTATACCTGACATTGAACCCATACCAGATCCACCAGTCGCACTTTGATTAGAACCGACACCTCCAGGAACACTTAAATTAGGTGGTCCCATAGTTGTAGGTGTAACCATTGAAGTAGTTGTAGTATCAGTGTCAGTGTCTAAAGCAGTAGCTTGTGGATTAATAAAAACTCCTCCAAGACCACCTGCCATAGAAGTTAAACTACTTACACCAGTAGATAAACCTTGTTGCGCGCGCATAGCTTCTAAATCAGCTAAACCTTGTAATCTATCTAATTGTGCTTCTTCTCTTTTCTCTTGCATACCAATCATAGCCTGTTGGCCTTGAGCTTTTGTTACATCAACTTGTAACTGACCTTGAGCTGCTAATCTAGCGTTTTGTGTTTCTTGTTTTTCTATACTAGCTGCAATACCTTGTTTAGATTTTAACGCTGCTTGAGCTAATGCTGTAGCACCACCTGCACCTGTTTTTCTAAGTGAATCCAATGTGTTAGCCAATGCTAAATCTGTTTGTTCAGCTTGCATCTCTGCAGCTTTAGTAGCCACTTGCATGTTTTGATATGGATTAGATAGTTGCGCGTAAGGATTTACTAATCTCTGTCTATTTTTCTCAGCTGTTTTTATATCTTTTAAATATTCAGCTTGTTGATTTTTAGCTTTATTTGCTTGATTAAAACCAATAATAGCTGGAACAACTTTAGCTGCCTCTATAACTAGTTTAGTTTTCTGATCTCCCGTTAAACTATTTAAAAAATCTCCCATAATACTTATCTTGATGATACTACAAATTCTGTTGAAACAGCAAATAATTCTTTTGATCCACCTACGTCTGTAGTAGCGTCTGTAGAAAGTTTTACTGTTGTAAAATATCCTTTAATACCTGTTGTTGTATTTCCAAATAACACTTCTCCAGGTCTAGCAGCGCTATTATTTACTAAGTTTGCAAAATACTTATTTTCTTTTCTATTAAATCCTACTCTATATTCAATACCTCCGTCTATATAAGCACCTTCGTCATAGCTTTTAATTGAATTAGCAGAGTCGTTAAATTGTTGTTCTATACCTTGTTGTATGTCAAATCCTTCAGAGTCTGATAGAAAACTTTCAACTTGCCAACCGTTACTTCCTTCATAGTTAACTGTTTTAAAGTTTTTAACTATACTAGGATTAGAGTTAAATAAAAACGTTATATCAGCTCCATACCTAGTACCGTAAAAATTACTTCGAGTTTGATTTGAATGGTGTCTATATAAATTAGATATAAACGTAGTATAATAATTATTTTTTAAACTAAAAGCAAACGATGGTTTATAATCATAGAAACTAGTCCAACCAAGAGATCCTTCATCAAAAGATGTAGTATAATAGTTAGTAGATATATTTTCTTGACCAGTAGTTTCTGTTTCAAAATTAGTTTCTTTTTGTAATGACACTATATATAAGTCATCATAATTATCAAAACCACCTACAATTTTGTCTTTAGTGTATTTGGTAAATGTAATATCAACACCAGTTGGACTACCTGGATTTTTATCTAAAAATACATCTAAAAAAGATCCACTTGTACTACCAAAAAAACCAACAACAGTCGCTATAACAGGACCTCTTCCAATAGATGATGGTATGCTTACTTGCATACCTTTTTCTATTTTATCTAAATTACTAGATATTCTTATAGAAAAATTAGGTGAAGTAGCAAAACTTACAAAAGTAGCGTCAAAACTTATTTTATTAAATTGATCATTTATTTCAGATAATTTATCTCTAAAAAAATCACGCATACCATATTGTGATATTTCAGTTAAACCATCTCTAGACAATCTCATTACAGCGTTTCTATATTTATCTGTAAAATATCTTCTATAACCAAATACAGCAAAACTCTCTGGGTTTGTACTTATACCATATTCTCCTACATAAGGTGTTATTTGCCCTATAACTAAATTAGTAGATGTTACAGCGCCTGAACCTTCAGCAGAAAAAATAGCATCTTTATCTATAAGAGCACTACTAACTTTATTTTCTTGAAATATAGCTAGATTAGTATCTAAAGCATGTATTTTTTGTATAGATCCATTAGCTGGATCAACAGCTTTTGTGATTTCTTCACCAACTGAAAATACATTTGTTTCATTTATACCAGTATTAGAGTTATATATACCTGAATATATTAAAGCATTTTCTCTTACCTCTCCTTCGTTGGAATCTTCTCTTAAATAAGCTCTAACACCATAGCCAGTTTGCGTTTCGTTAAAACCACCTTTTAATCTAGACTCTTCTATAATCCAATTTCTAACACTATTATTAGCTACCCTACCACTTTGAGGAGAAAAGCCAGTTGAACTAAATAAAGGATAATTACTTGGATTCCAAGGAAGTCCACTAAAAACTGGTGAGTAAGCAGCTTTAGTAGAACCAACACCAGAGTCAATAGCATTAACATTCTTCTTTAAAATAAAAGAGTTAAAATACTTTATACTAATTGCCATATCTTATTATTACTTATTTATTAAATATGTTACAAATTAAAAGATTCTATCTTTATGTTAGTATTTGTAGATAAACCATTGCCATCAGCGTCTATAGCTTTTATAGCTAAAAAATAATTACCATTAGTTATAGTAGATTTAAGTATTAAATCATAACTATTTAAACTAGAATCATATAATAATTCAAAGTCATTAGCTCCATTACCAGGTTGATTTACACCTGGGGGTAAATCTTGATCAACTAATTGTAATATAATTTCCTCTGTATTTCTATTAACGTCAAAAGATCCATTTAGTAAATCACCTTCATTTACTGTTAATATTTTAAGATCCTGCGCTATAACTCCATTTACGTAAACAAAAGGAGACATACCACTTCCATCTGGAAGAGATACTTTATACACGCTAGGGCTTGGAGGATTTACCCATATAGGAGCTACGTTTTGTAATTGGCAGTTAGATATTTTTATAGGGACATTACTATATAAAGGTGTAGTATTTTGTATATCAGTAGCTAATAAATTAAAAGTAAAATTATCATTTTGAGTTGATTTAGATAAAAATACTTGTGGTTTAATAGCTTGTATTTTAAAGCTGTTAGGAAGTATTGTTCCATTGACAACTCTAAATTCGTTATGTCTAATATTATTTAAACCATCTGTAACTTGAAGTGTGATTAATGTTGAGTTTACATTTATTATACCGTTAGCTGAGTCTACTAATTGAAACTCCAATGTTACATCAACAGGATTACTAGAAGAAGCATTATCACTTTCTAAATGTAAATATTCAATATTATTACCTAATACAGTGCTGTTTCCATTAGAGTCTTTTACACCTACTGGAATAGAAGAAGAAATTTCGTTGTTTAAATCTGTTATTAAACCTGAAGTAGAGCTTTCGTAATATATATCTAAAAGCGATTTAGTTGGTTTTGTTTCGTACACGCCAAGATCTTGCCATGCTCTTTCAATACCTAATCTTTGATTTGGAGAAGATTCTTTATAATTAGGTGTAGCACCTATTTTAAACTCTGTCTCTATAGTAGCTATAAATGGATTTGATTGAGCATTAAAAAATATATCATGAAAATTATATTGAGTACCAACTGGATAATATGGATACCAAGGTTGAGGATCACTACTAGATATATTTTCGTTTCCAGCCGGAAACAAAACACCTTTAGTTGTTGTCCAAGCTCCTAAGTTTTTAAAAGGTTCTATACTTACAACTTTTTGTCCAGTTCTATTTATTTTAGATTGCTTATTATAACCTCTAAAATTATAAGTAACTACAGAACTATCATATATAGGATTAACTCTATTAAACAATGTAGTTTCACTACCAAACGTACTATCATTAGCATTTGAAGAAGTTTTCAACTCTCTTGGAACTTTATTTATATTATCTCCAAACAAGTTTATCATTGAAACTTTGTTTTTTGTAATATAACTAGGTAGTTGATCATCTCTATCTGGAGCAGCTGATGAAGCCTCAACATTAACGTTCCATAATAACTTACCTGCTAAAGTACCAGGAACATAAACATTGTAATAATCTTGTTCTTGTTGTTTTATAACTATTCTATAACTATAATAACCAAGTGGATTAGTTTCTGAATATAAACCAGGATAATTTAAAACAGTATTAGAAGTAGGTATTTTACTTCTTAAATTTAACTCTATCATACTACCAAAGTAGTTTAAATTAGCTAAGTTTGAAGCGTTAATATAAGGAGCATATATAGTAGAGTTTTTATTAGTTATATTTCTAGGATCATTTAATATAACATTAGATGCTCTTCCGTATCTATCTACTAAAACAATACCGATTTGATAACTTCTATTTTGCTTTAAGGTGTGATTTGGATGCTCTATAGTTATAGCATCAGTTGTTAAAGTTCCTGTTGCAGGTTTATTAATATAATTTAAATCGTATTTTAAATTATTAGGAGAACCGTGTTTTGTTTGAAAATTACCATAAACAACTCTATTAGCAATTACTTCTTGAGCTAAAGCTTTAATTGGTGTTTTATCATGAACTCTTATTAAATTTGCTTCTGGTAATGTTTTTATTGCTTTTGTAGATAAATAATCATATTCATATTTACTACCAGTACTACCACTAACTATATCTAAAATATCAACATCTTCAATAACTCTTACTGCTTGCTCATCAGAATTTTTAACAAGTATTTGTACTTCTTTTATTTTTAATTTTTCTTGTAAATCACTAGCGTTAAAAGGAAGTGTTAAGTTTAATTTAACTTGATCTATTTGATTTTCAAAAAATTGAACGCTAGCTGTTTCTGCTACTACACTTTCATCTTCATCAATAAAATAACCAAATTGTCTTGGAACAAAAGCTGATTGAGTAAAAGGCGCCATTAATGAATATTCGTCATCATCATACTTAAATCTATAACTAAACTTAGAAAATTCATCTTTTAACAAATTTTGATCACCTTTATAATTTTCATTATAAGACAAGCTTCTTCTTTTTATATACAATTTAGTTCCAGCATCTATTATTCTAAAAAGCTGAGTAGCTAAATTTATAGTTGTAGTACCAACCCCAGTTGAAGCTCCGGTAATTTCGTATGTTAAATCTTCAGTTAAATCACCACTACTTACACTTTGCTCTTGAGCTGGTATTACTAGCACATCTCCTTGATAAGGAAAACTAGAATCAGTAATTATATCTACATTACCAGATGTACCAGAAGTATATACACCAACTATAGTTATTTGCGTATCTGTAATAGCTGAAGTTTGCGTATTACAAGCGGTCGATATATGAATAGGTAAAAACTCCTCATTGTTTGAAATTAAAGTGCTATTGTTACTAGAGTCAATGAATTCAAATGGGTATACAGGTGAATATTTAGCTACAGATATATGATCTTCATTATAGTAATAAGGGTTATTAGCGCCAGAATTTTCCCAAGGTGTATTTAATGCTTTTTCAATGTTTATTTTTCTAGGTTGATTTCTATTGTCAGTCCAAAATAATAAATTTTCTAGTATATTAACACTGTATATTGGATGTGTTTTTGAAAAGTTTAAGAAGTTACCAGCAACTAATATTGTAGACTCATTAGTTAAAATATTATATTGTACTATATAACAAGCTGCTCCTTTATAATAAAAAGTATTTGGAATAACACTAGTTTCTGCAGAGTCTGCAGGTGCAAAATTACTAGTTAAATCACCAGAAGAATCTCTATAATCAGTTAAAAACAAAAATATTAAATCTCTAGAAACTTCTGAACAATAACCAATAATTTCTAACTCACTTAAATTTATTTCATTAGGCCTTATTGTTACGCCATTATATGTAGCTTCTATTTTCTGCTTTTCTTGATCTATTATTTTAGTTTTTAAATCAGTTAATTGAGAATTACCTAATACATTTTCTAAAGACCCAACATCTGAACCTTCTGATCTACTAACACTAACATTTTTAGCATCTCTATACTCACCATTAGGAACTATTCTAGAATCCAAGTCTTTGTTCATCTTGGATTTTAAGAAAGTATTTTTAATTTCTGGCATAATTAATGTTTAATCCACTTAGCTTTATTTCTAAATACTTGAGCTATTTCTTCTATTTTAATATTACTCAACCTTATCTTAGCATTTCTAAGTGCTGATGATCTTTCTCTTTTAAATCTATTTACGATGTATTCTGGTACGTTTGCTCTGCCTGATAATATAGCATGTGATATATGCATGTACATAGCTTGCTCAGCCATTTTAGGTACTTTCATGTCTTCATCTACAGCTAATCCGTCTGATATGTACTCTAATATAATTAATTTACCTGCTAAATCACTTGAAAAAGAAAACTTACCTAATCTTTTATTTATAGTAAACATACCATTTACTTGAGCTTCTTCTGGTTGTAGACCATATCTTTGACCTAATAAAAAATCTCTTTTAGGTACTCTATAGTCATCTGGCATATTATCAACATTTAATGTTCTATCTGCCCATCTATCATCTGTAAATGATTGTGCTGCTTCTATGTTTTCACCAAAACTATCTTGAGTAGGTATACCTTTATCATCTTGTATAGGTAGTTCTCTTGGATTACTAGTTACTCTAGTAGGGTAAATAATATGTTTAGCTCCAACATCGTCTATCCAAGAACACTTAACATAGTTTACATAATCTTGTGGTATTGGTAAAGATAAACTAGGTGGTATTGTAAGCTCTTGAGATTTAATACATTTTAATGTATCATAGCTAAACTCTTGCAAACCTCTTTTAGCGTGAAACATTATATCAGTTCTTTTACAACCTGGTATAAGTTTACCAGCGCCTACATAACCAACTATAAAGTTATTTATAATATCACCTAAACTAATATATTCATAGCTACCGTAGTTATTATTTATAGCAAATTGTTTTAACTGTACATAAAACTTACCATTATATCCACTACCAAAATTTCTTACTAATACTTGATTTGTATTTTCTATATACGACCACTCTTCGTTTAAAGCAACATAACCGCTACCATCATCATAGTAAACTATATAGTTAGATACTGAATCTATTTGATTACCAGCTGAATCAAAAGCACTAACAGGTAGCGTGTTAAAACTCCAACCACTTAGTGTAACTGGTAAGCCAGGACCTGAAGTTAACGTGCCAAAATCTTGTTGTCCAGCGTAGTATTGTGCGTTAGTCTCTGTTAGTAATGCCATTTATTATGATTTTTCGTTTACTTCTTCTTGTTGTACTTTTTGTGCAGCAACTTGTACAATTTGTGGATCTCTAATTACCACACCTTGGTATAATAATATTTTTAATATAGCTTCAGTTCTTTCAGAATTATGTAAATTAAAATCTATAGTTCCAAAAGTACTTCCTGAGTTAAAATCAGTATTTTGCAGTGTTATAACTAAGTTAGAACCACCAGTAACAATAGTTGAAACTGTTATAGTATCACCTACAGAGTAACCAGATCCCTGAGTATTTATTACTATAGATAAAGCTTCGCCAGCAGAGTTTATTGTTACAGTTATATTAGCACCTGTGCCACTACCACTAGTAGAAAAACCAGGTGTAACACCTACTGTACCCGTATAAGTTCCTTGTGTAGCACCACTAGTCTGCGTTGTTATAGATCCAAATAAATTACCATTAGTATTTAATAAATCATTACCATACACAGTAGGATCATTTATTAATTGACCTAAACTACCAATATAATAACCCCAACGAATATCTTCTGGTTTTTTAACATATTGAACTTTTACTTTACTAGTTATAGAATTAGGACTTACTATTAATTTATTATCCTCATATAGATATATTGGCTGTGATACAGTTGGAGTTGTGAGTGGAGATTTTACTATATTGTAAAATTCTGCTCTACCTATTCTTTGAATTTCTACAGGTAGCTTGTTTGCAGGTTCAAAAGTTACAGAGCCTAGTCTATATAAATCTGTAGGTAATGTAAATGTATTTGCTCCTGTTGAAGTAGCAGTAGCTTCTTTTTTAAACTCTGCTATTTTTTCATCTGTAATGGCCACACGATCTGAATATTCTACATCAGACTGTGGTATACGTAGTTGCTGATTTAAATCTTCAAAATAAGCTTCAAATATCTCTCTTTGTACTTGACTACCTATTTTATTAAATTCATCAGGGGTCATATAACCTCTTTGCTCTTTATTTAATATAAGTAATACGGTTTTATATACTGTATCTACGCTTATTGCCATTTTTAATATTTTAAAAAAGAGGCCACCAACCGTGGCCCCTGGTGATTATAATCACTTGTTATTTTAACTTTTTCTCGATAGACTTATAAACTTCTACACCTTCATCAGTTTTAAACCAAGCGGCTAAAGCAGAGTATGGGTTTTCATCAAAAGGAACGTTCATTAGTTTTCTACCATTACTAGCCCAAGAGAAAGTTCTTTGATCTTGAGATAAACTTATAATACTAGCTTCAGTAGCTTTAATACCAAAGTTTCTAAGACCAACGTTTTCATCATTTGCTAACTCTAAGAATAAACTTGCATTAGATCTAGCAAATAGTAATAAATCTCTTTTTAGTTCTTTAGAACTCATTTCTGATACACTAGAGCCTTGTTCAACTCTTAATATAGCCTCAGCATCATCAATATCCATACGTTTAGCTATGTTTAACGCGTCTATTTCTAATTCTAAATAATCTAAATCATCTATAGCTTCTTGCACATCATCTTTTTCAGAGTATAATTTATTTCTATTTGGATGATATAGTGAAAGCATTTTTTGTAAAGCCACATCTGACTTTGGTACCATTAATACACCGTCTTCAAAAACAATATGACCTAATGTAACAGGTCCTTCTTGTTCATCTACAAATGGACTTTTCATGTTTGTAGCATACCTAAGTTCTCTATTGTAACCTTTTTCTTCATCAAACCATAACAATGGTTTTCTCATTGAGTGTCTAGAATTTATTCTAAACGTTAGTGGTGTATTGTCATTTAACAAATGATAATACCTATCTTTATATTCCCAAGTATCTTTTTTTACTTTAGGAGCTTTTTCTTTTGTTTCCATAATATAATATAATATAATAATTAATAAAGACCCCGCTGAAGCGGGATCTTATTGTTAATCCAATTTATTACAATGTACCTGCGGCAATTGTTACTAATTGTACTTCCATGTCTGGAACTTGAGGAGCGTTACCACCATCTACACCAGCTTTTTGTATTGTATCAATTACTTTTTGAACAATGTTTGGTCTAGTTAAAGTAGCACCGCCTGTAGCAGCAACTTGTAGAGTATATTTAACCACGTTATCATCTTTAATATATGTACCACTTTTAATAACTAAGTTAGTAGCACCAGATGAACTCATAGTAATAATATGATCTACATTTAACAACATTTCAGCAGCTTCGTTTGATTGATTTCTTGCAAATTTTATATAAGCCATAATTTCTATATTTTTAAATGTTAATAATTATACAGTTGACTTAAATAACACAAAGTTATTAGCACCTTGTACACAAAGACATCTTTCAGATAAGAAATGGATTTGCATTGCGTCTAATCCTGAAGTGTAAGCTCCACCAACAGAACCAACTACCCATGATTTCATTCTTCGATCATCAGCTTCAGAAGCTCTATATCTTACATGTAAGAAAGGACGTCTGATGTTTTGACCCATAACTTGATCATAAACTGTAGAAGTTCCAGCAGGAATTAATACACCGTCAATATCACCAATGTTTCCTCTAGTTGAAAAATCATTTAAGTATTTCCAGTCAGTTTTATAAAAGTCATAAGAACCTCTTCTAAAACCAGAGAAACCAAAGTTAAGCGCCATGTCTTCTTCGTTGTTAAATAAACCATAAGATACAGCTCCAGTTGAAGCATACGCGCCGTTCATAGCGGCAATCATATCATCAAAATCTAAAGCAGTTCTTCTTGATAAGAATAACATGTTTTCTTCAATAGCACCTTGTGTATCTAATTGCTTAAGGATAGTATCAAAATCACCTAATGCACCAGCTCCAGGAGCAGCAGCACCAGCAAAATCGTTATATACATTACCTCTGTTTTCTATAGCAGCAAATAAACCTTCAGAACCATCTAAAGAAACACCACCAGCAGCACCTTTTTTCTCAGCTTCAACCATTGCCATTTCAAGATAATCTTCATATCTTAGTCTAGTTTCAGACTCAGCTTTTAGATACCATAAGTATCCAGAAGTTCCGTCTTCAGTAGCAACTTCAACCCAACCAATCTGAGCAGTGTCAGAACCGGAAACTTCATAAAAGTCTTTGATTATAATTGGTTTGTTTGAAAACTGTGTAAAGTCAGGTGTTATAGCTTTTACAGCAGCACCGCCTGTGTTGAAAGTTTCCATACCTTCAGTTCCTTTTCCAAATTCAGAACCATATACAAATACTTTACAAGCACCAGCAACACCAGCTAAAGAAGCTAAATTAGCAACTTTGTAAGTAGCTACTGTAATGTCAGAGTGGTTAGCACCACCATTAGCAGGCACAGCTGTTACTCTACCTTTTAAAGTGACTAATCCTTCTGATATAACTATTGTAGCACCTACTCTAATCATACATTCTTTACCAGCTTCTAATGGCACTCTAATAGTAGTGTTAACACCACCTTGCTTAGCAGTACAACCATCATAAGCGATATGTAGTCTATTTTGTTCAGACCAAATAACTTGATCAGATGACATAGGCATTTCAGCGCCTACCATTCTCAAGAAACCTTGTAAAGTACGGTTTCCGTATCTTTCAATCTCTGCTTCATACAACTCAGGAAGATATTGTTGAGCAAAAGAATCACTGTCTCCAGCACCGGCACCACCGTTAAATGACAAATAGTTTGTACTTAACGCTTGTTTTTTACCAGCTGGAATTAAGCTTGGAGGAAAAGCTCCTCCGGTTGCAAAACTCATAATTTTTAATTTTAGTTTAAGTTATTTTTCTTGTTTTTATTTTTAACTTAGAACTGTCTACACCGTTAACTGCTTTTACCCTTAATCCATTAATATAAACATCACCAGTAGACGTAGTCCTTGGCTCATTACTTATATTTTTAGATTTTGCCATCATATCTTTAACAGCATCAGCTTTGCCTTGCTCATAGAAATGATTAGCAATAGTATCAACATTTTGCGCTGCATAAATAGCTTTATGATACCCTTTATAATCTTTAACTTCACCTTTATTATCTAAGAACTTCCCGATTAGGTTAGTAAGATCAGATTGAGCATCTGCAACTTCGCTTGTGTTATTAACTCCATACCTAAACTTCTTTTCACCAATGTTAAAATCAAAACCTTTGAAATCTTGGTTAAAAAAGTTTTTAGTATTAGATTTAAAACGTGTATGCTGTTGTTGCACAGCTTGTTGTTCTTCGTTATATCTATTGAAAAAGTCCAGAGCTTTTTGTTGTTTTTGAGTCACGCCCGGCCTCAACTTGATTTCGTCGTAATATTTACTCTTTAAACTTTCTAAAAAGTTTTTGGCTTTTGCAATTTCTTCTTTATAAGCGAGTTTCTTTTTTCTTATATCTCGCTCTTCGTCCATATCTTCATCATATAAAAAACTATCTTCTATAATAAAAGATATTTCTTCTTGATCAAGATGCGGCTTAGTCTGTTTGTAGTATTCTCTAAGTAATGTATTGTTATCTACGTTTGAATAATCAGCATTAATCCTAACATAGTCTTCAACAGTTCCACCAGTTTCTTCCATAAAAGCTACAAGCTTTTCTATATTCTCTGGAAGTTGTTTTTGTTCTACAACTGGTTGTTCTTGTACTGTTTCTTGTACAACTGTTTCCTCTGGTTCTTCTTCAGTAACTTCTTGTATTGGAATTACTTTTTCTTCACTCTCTTCGGTAGGTTTTTCAGTTGTTTCTTCGACGTTTTCTTGAGGAACTTCTTCGCTAGCTCCGGATTCGTCGCGAACAGATACCTCATCTGTGCTTTGCTCTTTAACGGCATCTTCTTTTTCTTTTTTACTTAAATCTACTTTTATAGCTTCTTCTTTTTGAGAAGCTAGTTTTCTAGGACGACCTGGTTTTTTCTTAATTTTAAAGTCACCCTCTTGTTTTACTTCTTCTGACATAATATAATATAATAGTTAATAATTATCTAGGCATAAATTGCTCTAGACCAAATCCGCCCATTGCATCATTACCTGCGGATTCAAAGTTTTTTGGTAATAAATCGTTTTTCCTTTGATCAATTAACTCTGATTGTTGAGTTGCTTGAATTTTAGTTCTTTCGTCTTTTCTATCTTCTTTAAAAGCTTCAGTATTTCTTTTAGCTTGACCTTGAGCTTGAGCAAGTTGCATGTTAAAATTAAACTCAAGTTCCATTAACTGTTGTTTAATTTGAGCTTCTCTCTCCATTTTTTGTATTTCAAAATCAGATTTAGCTTTTTCAAGTTGCATCTTTTGTTCTGTTAACACTTGTTGCTTTTGTGTTTCTGCTAAAGCTGCTGCTTCACTAGCCTGTGCATTTGCTTGTGCTTGAGCTTGTATATTAGCTTGTTGTGCTTGCTGATCTCTAGCTGCTTTATCTTTTCTACGCTTTTTTAACATTTGATTAGCTAACTTTAAGTTGTTAACTTCTCTTATATCTATAGCATCTTCAAGATCTATTTGTCCAGCTTGTAAAGCTATTTGTATATTTTGCTCTAATACTTGTTTTTCTTCTTCATCTGGTTCTAGCTGTAAGAATATACCAAAATCATGTATATTTAAATTTGCTAATTCTTCTAATGTGCCTACATTATACCTAGATATACTAGACATAAGAGACTGTTTAGTCATAGGAAACATTAAAGCATCAGCAACTCTTAATGATATATTTTCACAAGCTTTTAACGTTAAATACAAACTAGACTGTAGCACGTGTCTTGTAGCTGTATTACTATTAGCGGCTGCTAGTTTTTGCAAACCAACTAAAGCATATTTGTCTGGTGTACTGCCATCTCTAGCTTCGTTGAGTCCGGTCACATCTCTTATCATTTTAAGGTAATACTCATAAGTCTGTATTAAACTTTGTATTTTACCTAAACCGTTTGATGTAGCTAATTCTTGTATAGGTACTTTACCTGGATTCATACCACCATCTTGCGTCATTGATCTACCTACAATACTACCAGTTTGAAAATACATGTTTAACGCCTCAGCTGGGTTGTAGTTCGTACCATTACCAAGATCAACCTCTGCTAAACCATCAACATCCATAAATACACCATCAGGAACCATCCTAGACATCACCTGTTGCAGTTTTAAATGCGTAAGCTGTATCATATCAGCAAAAGTAGTTATTCTACTTACAATAGATTCTATACGACCTTTATATAATCTAGGTGCTACTATATTGTAACTCATATTAACTCTAGTAGTATCAGCGAAAGGTCTTGTCATATTTTCAGCTACTTCCCACTTAAGCATTTTTTCATGCCCTAATATTTTAGCTCCACTATATAATACTTCTATTGATCTATACGCTTTTTTAAAGCTATCACTTTCTGGTGCGTCTACAAATGTATCTTGTTTTTCTAATGCTTTTTCAAGTCCTGAAGAAGTTTGTTTTATTTTAAATACTTGATTAGTATAAGTTTTATATTCAAAATAAAGTACTTGTACAGTTTGATCATCATATCTACCGCTCCAGTTTCTAGTATAGTTTTGATTACCTGGATACTTTTGTATTTCTTCTATATCAGCAGGTGTTAAATATGGAAACTGCTTTTTAAGTTCTGGTAAAGATATATTTTTAACTTCACCTACATAATATAAATCATCGAAGTTTGGATCTTCAGTATATGAATAAACTAATGATGATGGATCTACATATTCAACTTTAATACCATTTGTTCTGTCAAATCTAGTTTTAACAGCTGCAATACCAAGTACAGTCAAATCATAATTTAATCTACGTCTAATTAAATCATATCTATTGTAATCTAATACTTGATTTATAACTTCTTCTTCAGCTACTTCAACAGACTCTTTATAATTCATCTGCATGTGCAGCTGTAAATCTTCTTCGTTTTCTAACTCTAAACCAACACCTTGAGATTTTGATACATCTAAACCTGTAACTTGTTTTATTTGGTTTATAATATCTTTTTGCATCATATCTCTTTGAAGAGCTTCAGCATAAGCTGTTCTCTTCATTATAGACTCAGGATCTTGAGCGTAAGCTTTTATATCGTAGTTTCTTTGTGACATACCATTAACTACAATATCAACAAACTTAGGTATAACTGGTACTGGCTTCCAGTCTAAATTAAGGTATGATAAATCACCATTAATAGATAATTCATCTTTATATTTTTGTACTGATTGTTCGCCTCTAGCATATAATCTAAGTCTATGGAAATTATTATAGTTAGTATTAAATCTATCATACCAACCTCTATCATTTCTAAACCACTCTGATTCTATTGCTCTACCAACTCTTAAACCGTAGTCATAAGTAGCTTTTTCAGCATCAGGTACTACCTGGCTAGGAAAAGAACTGTTTAGATTTGCATTTGGAATTATACTCATTTATTTTATTTTTGAAACATAACCAGTATTGTCATATCTTTTTATACCTAAATTAATAGACTTAGTTTGTCTTTGTGCTACTGGCACATATCTATTTTTATTACATGCCATAATAGCTAGGCCAGAACTAATAGAAGCATCGTATTTTGTTCTATTGTTTATATCAAACTTAGCCCAGTCTTCTAATGTTTTTTGATGATACATATCACCAAAGCCGTATTCGCTTTGACCTACATGTTCTTCTATATAACTTTCTATAGCGGCAGCGTGTGCTTGCTTAATATCTTCACTTGTGTTTGGTATACCACCTATTTCTTTTTCTGTTGGTGATAACTTATTCCATATTTTATCAGGTCGGTTCATACTATAACCTCGGTAACCTCTTCGCTTTAAATAATATAAAAGCCTTGGCTTGTTATTTTCTGCTAATATTGGCATACCGTAAAATACTAAAGCCATAAGTACATCTTCAAAGAATATCTCAGCAGTTTGTGGTCTTGCTACATATTCTAAGAAAAAGTGGTTTGGAGGAGCATCTTCCATTGAAAACTTTGTAAGTCCATGAAGCGCACCATTAGATCCTTTACCGTCAACAGTGCCTGATATGTCATAACTGTCACAACCAAACGCACCAACGTGTTCGTTGCCAGGGTGTTTCGCTCCATTTTTTATAATCACTCTGTTTTGTAAACTTTTAGGTGGTACCCAAGATATTAGAAATCTACCATCTTTATGAGGGTTAAATATAACTCTTGTATCTTTTACACCCGCTTGCCACATGAAACTACCTCTAGTCACATTAGCAACATTACGCATTTCTTCGTTGTAATCTATTTGCGCGTATATCTTAGTTAAGTTAAATAAACTATTTTTAGTTTCATCTCTAAAAGCATGTTGCTCAGTTCTTGGAAACTGCCTGTAGTATTCATTTAAACTATCGCTATCACCTTTTAATCCATCAACTTCGTTTTCCCAGTGCTCGATAACCCCTGTTTCAACTGGGACATTATCAACTCCGAGGACTTTATCTTTTGGCGTTGTGAATACAGGAAGTCCAAAAGAATCCATGAATCCTTCGTAGTTCCATTCCATAGGTATGAACAAAGAGTAGAGTCCAGAAGACGTCTGTCCATTTCTATTTCTTTTTGTAACGTCTGAAGCGTAGTAAAGTCTTTTGAAGTTTTCTCCACCTTTGTCTAAAGCATTTGATGTTGAGCCCATCATACATTTGCCTACAATCCTTGATCCTAGCCTTAATGTAGTTTTTGTAACTCTCCAGTTGTTTAATATGTTATCAGGTCTTTCCCACTTACCGCTTTCATCATGAGCTAATATCTTTAGCTTTTCACCATCGTAGGAGTTGTCACCTGTATTTTTCCAGTCAATAGTTGTATCAAGACCTTGTATGTCTAAAGACTTAATATTCTCTTCAAGTTTTCTTCTAGTAAGTTTCGATGCCGGAACACGATATGCCAGTTCAGTCTTTGGCCGGTCCATACCATCTTGTATTGGCTTGAAGAAAAACGGATAGTTAACGGATATTGGTACAACTTTATCTGTAAACATTTTCTTTGCATCAGCTCCTGTTTTGGAGAGTATACCAAATCTTGAATCACTTGAGATCGTTGCCAAGTTAACAAGTTCTGCTGATGACATAAAGGAGAAACCAGACCGTCTGTTTTTAAGGTAACACATACCGTAACATCTGTTATCTGCTTTACAAGCTTCCCAGAATATAAAGAATAATCTATTTGCTTCTCTATAATCGGGTGCACCAACATCGATCTTTGACCATTGCAAGTACATGTAATGAGTACCAGTAATATAAGTGCTATTGCCGTTGTTACTAAACCAAAAACCAGTTTCACGTCTTCTAAATTCTTCATCTATATAATCGTACCACTTTTCTTTAAAATCTGTAGGGTATTCTTCCCAGTCAAACCTAGTTTTTATCCTTTGTAATTCTTTTGGGTATTCAAACTTTTCCCAGTATTGTTTCTTTTTATCTTCGCTTCGTTTATAGCATTCATCTTCTGCTGGTAAAGCAATGCGTAAGTTTTGTATTTCAATGATCTGTCCAATTTTACCTGTTTTACTTATGCAAATAAAATCATATTCTTTATTGTAACCATATTCCCACTTCTTATACCTATTTTGTTTTTTAAGGTATTTAGGATTTATAACATCTTTTACTTCTTTCCAAAGCGTTTGCTCGTAACTCACTTACTCCTCCCTTCAGCAAAACCTTTAAAACTTCTCTCTTCTTTTTTTTCTACAGTTTTACCAGTTAATATAGCTTCTTCTTCTTCAATACGTTGTAGTATTTCAAAAGCGTCCATAATACAAAGCTTTTTAGTTGCTGCAGCATTTTTAAGGCGGTCTGCAGATACATCATCATCAGTATGTGTGATGATTTTCTCTTCAGCTACTTTAATTAACTCATCAACTGCTTTTCGCCCAGCTTGGATTATATTCTTCCTCGTTTCCTTCGTGTTCATGGGTTATAGCTATATCATTAGATTTCATACAATAAAGTCGCTCACCTTCTATAATAAACTCAAATTCTGAGTATGGTGTAAACACTACAAGCGCTCCAGGATTTAATCCTACGCGTTCTAACGACTTATTAGAGTATTTTAGTATACCAAAATGCTCTTTTTCTTTTTTGTTTATTAGAGTGTTTATTTCTTTTACTGGTGAAACAAAACAATACTCTAAATGTGGTTTAAGGTTGTACATATATATTTGTTCAGGGTATGCAAAGTATAAATCATCTTTAAAAAACGTAGCAGAGTTTTTCTCATTGCCGCGCATATCGTACCACCGTCTAAATATATTATGATGAACATATACTTCATCACCTACTTTTATATCGGTATCAAAAGCTGCAGGAGTAGAAACAACTACAGCTTTTTTACTAACAAATCTGTGATCTTCAATATTAGTATTAATGATAAGTGTTTTATCATCTACTTTTCTTATATTATCATACCTTTCTTCCTTTGGTTTGATAATAAATGAATATAGGCTTTTCATTAATAATTTAAATCGTACTCTACAGAAACTGCCATATTGCGATTAAACTTTTTCCAAGGTAGTATTTCCTTATTTTTAGTTATATAAATATTATACGAGTGATCTTTGTCACTAAATAATATATCGCAAATGTTATGTCCACCGTACACTTCTTGACCTACAGAATAATGCATTGCATCGTTCTTATAGTCAGATCCAATACTGATCTTACGTATTACATTAGACATGGCTTACCGCTACTTCTTCTTCCTCTTCTTCTTTTATTTCTGTATAAGTACCATCTTCTAAATTAATATTGATAGCACCATATTCTTCTTCAAGCTTACTTTTAAATTCTTCTACATCTTGGTTAACACCTGCTAACTCGTGTAACAGTCCGTGCTTTTGGCTTTCTAAATAACCTAGTTGATGTAGTATTGAATTTATTTTTTCTTGTTGATCTTTTATTGTTTTAAGTTCTTCTTCTTTTACTTTCATTTGATTAAATTAAATTGATTTGATTTTTTACTCAGGATCTTCCGGTGTCCACTCTGGAGTAGCTAATAAAGCTAATATGCCAGCATGGTCGTAAGTCTGAACAGGCACCAACGATGAGTTAGTAATAAAGCTTGGCTCTACCTGATAAGACAAAACACCCTGCGTGTTAGCCACGTTTCTTCTCATAGTTTGAGCAGAAGACTGATTTACTTGACTGAACAAAACAGCGTTTGTATCAGACAAGTTTATTACTGCATAAGTTGTTGCCATTGTTTAATTATTATTTGTTAATTACTTGTTATTTATATATTTACTTATTTTAAAATCTTTTTACTATGAAGGTACGCTAGTTTCCCTATCATCAAAGCTCATATTCACTGAAAAGCTATTATTACTAGAGTTAGGTGCGCTACCAGTTAGGTTTGCATCTATAGCCATATTAGTAGAAGTTCCATTAGCAATTGAATTAGGTGCATCACCTATAAGCGCGTCGTCATCCATATTGGCACTAGTTCCATTGTTAGTACTTATTAAATCTGGACATATCCAGTTACTACCATTAAAATAGCTATCACTACCTAAACTCCACCAAGCAATTGGGTTAGGATTAAAACTGGATAAATCTCCTGGTACACCACTATTATATAATTTTAAAACTTCTGTAGATGTTAGTGCTTCATTAAATATTGCTACATTGTTTATTTTACCTAAAAAGCCTTCATTCGTATTTGGGCCATCTCCTCTGTTGCCAATAATAAATGGTTCTGTATTTGCACTTCCCGAGGTAGTTGTGCCTGTTAAAGTTTGATTTACACCGTTAACATATATTTGTATTGTATTACTTTCACATATTAAAACAACATTAAACCAATTTCCAACAGAAATTACTCCTGTGCCTGTTTGACAAGTTGCAGAACCATTATAACTATAAATAACACCATTTTGACCAATACTTAATTGATAGTCTGTAGTTGACGCAGAGCGTTTAGAAAAAATAGTTCTATATTGAGCAGCACTTGTTGGTAAACTTTCAACATTTATCCAAGATGAAATAGTGTGATCATTTGTACCAAAGTTTAAAATACTGTTATTTGGTATATTTATATAATTACTACTTCCAGAATCAAAATTTAAACTATAGCTATTATAAGGTATTTGGCGAGTAAGGGTGGATGTAACTAAATTAGAGGTGTCCATACCTGAACTTTCACCGTTCAGCGACGATACGTTGTTGAACACTAGGTTTTGTTCTGTCATTCCTGAACTGGTTCCTGTGTGTCCATTTCCTGAAGCATCTGGTATACTCCAATTAGTTGAGAATGTAGCTGAATTATCAAGTTTCCACCATCCCTTTAGGTTATCAGAGGCTATAGCAGTTGTTAAGGGTACTCCGTTGTTGTATAGTGTTTGTATTGAATTAGCACCTGTTGGTAACAAAGCTGTATTCCATACTTGTAAATTAGAAATACCATATTGAAGTGAAGATTGAGCAAATATTTCAAAAACATTATTATTATTAACTGTGTTTCCAGTAGCTGCTATAGGATTGTAAGTTCCAGGAGCTTGACTTCCGTTCCTATACAAAGTCATGTTACTACCATCATATACAATGCCCACATGTAGCCATTCACCTGTTGGTATATTTCCTTGACTTGTAGATAAAATACTAGATGACCCATTAACTGTATTTAAAGTAATTTGAAGACCACTATAACTTGCGCTTTGTCTATATTGACTTATTGTGATTACTCCATTTTGCTCAAGTAAAGTAGCTGTAGTACCGTTTGCTGCTCCTCTATTGTACCAAAATGAAATTGTAAAAGCACTTAAGTTACTTAATAAGCCGTTTGAAAAATCTATAGAATCATTTGATAATATTTCAAAACTCTGTGGATATGACGACACAGCGTCAGGTATTTGCCAGTTACCAGCGGTGTCGGCTTCCCAATTTGCTGATTGATCTAACTTATACCAACCTTTAAGATTAGCTTCTTGTGGTTGTGTTCCTGTTAGTAAGGGTACTCCTGAATTGTAAAGAGTTTCTATTTCTGTAGATGAAAGACCAGTTGCCCACACTTGAACATTACTAATTTCACCATCAAAATAATAATAAGCTGCTGGAGAATAATCTCTACCAATATAAAAAGGTTGATTTGTAGCTGGTGGAGTAACAGTAAAAGAACCAGTTCCATCAGCAACTCCATTAACATAAAAAGTGCCTGTTCCATCTATAACACTTACTGCAACGTGATACCACCTATCGCTTTGTAATACTGTATTAGCACTCACTCCTTGACTTTGTGTATTTAATCTTATTTTACCACCAAGTAACCAAAATAAATAATTTCTACCACCACCCCCATTTTTACTTATTAATACTTGGTTTGAACTAATATTGTTACTATTTATCCAAGCCGATAAGGTCATATTACCTGTAATTCTTAAATCATTACTATTTGAAACTTCAATAACATCACTATTAAAATTAAAAACGCTTGCATCTGGTACTGCTACATTAGGGACACTTAGTGTATTAGTACTATCACCTCCGGTACTAGCATTTCCTCCTAGTGGGTAATACGCAACAGGAGCAGGTTTTATTGTCATTGGATTTATTGGTGATCCTGAATTATATAGTGAAGATATTTGAGATTCAGAAAGTGTGTAATCAAAGATAGAAAACTGAGACATAGAACCAACAAAATCACCATTAGTGCCGTTGCCAATAAAAAAGTCATCTGTAGTATTAGGTAAAGTTGCTGGTGGAGTACCACCATAGCTGGTTATGATATTAGTTGAACTACCATTTAAATATATTTTTAATCTATCATTGCCTGTTTGTGTACCATCAAAAACAATGGTAAACATATTCCATTCATCAAGATTAACTAAACTACCAATAAAAGGATTAATAACTGCTGTTGTTCCTACATTGGCTGTTTTTAAGAAAAAATAACCTACACCACTCGCCCAAGTGTAAAATTGTATAACATCAGGACTTGCTCCTTTTCCAAAAACTATATTAAAGTTTGCAGAAGCAAAATTAATCCAACAATTCCAAGTTATTACAGAAGCATTTTTTAATTGTTCAACATTACCACAATTTATATATTCAGTATTTCCATCAAAAGTTAGCCCATAATTCTCAAATTTACTTTGGTTCTTTTCATTTGGCATACGCCAAGTAGGTGCTTTCCAAGTTGTTGCCATACGATTAATTTATTAATCCCCCATTCGGTACCACGCTACAGGCGCAGTTAAATTACTAATGTTATTTAAATCAGCTGTTTTACCAGATGTTGTTCCGTTATAAATATCTTGTTTTATTTGTCTTGGTGTAAGAGCATATTCAAATATAGCCAACTCATCTATACTACCTGTGAAATAATGTCCATTATAATCTCCATATCTACCAATTACATAGTTTTGAGTTCCAGCAGTTCCCGCGCTTATTGTTGAAGTATATGTTTTTACTAAATCACCATCTAAATATAATTTTAAACTTGTTCCATTAATTACTAACGCTAAATGATGCCAAGTATTATCATAAGCAGCTGCAATATTATAACCTGAAAGATCATACCAACTAGAAGTACCATTACCCATAACAGTAAAAAAGAAATTTTGATAAAAACCTAATTGTGCTCTTTGAGTTTTTGATTGACCTAAACTATTTGGATCTGCAAGAATAGTTGAGTAGTTTGCTGGTGCAGCGGCCATTTTAAACCATGTAGAAAAAGAATAACTTGATATAGCAGGTACAGTGTAAGAAGTTTGTACATAATCATTAGCACCATCAAATGCCATACTATAAACATTATCAACTTGTGCTGGTGTATAACCTGCAGCATATGATATTCTGTTTACAGGTGTCATATTAAAGCTAAGTGAATTAGCTGTAGAAAGTGCAGCATCACCTACTCTATCATCTAATGCTAATGATGATCCAAGACCAGCAGCATAACTACCTGGTGCATCTGCTACTAAATCTGCAGCTGTCATATTTTGGCTTGTACCGTTTGGTGCTCCTGTAATTTTATTTGGTATTATAAAATCTGTACCATCAAAGTAAGCGTCTTCACCTAATCTCCACCAAGACACTGGAGATAATGAAGTTAAATCTGCAGGGTAACCGTTGTTGTATACCTGGCTAACCTGAGCTTGGTTAAAAGCGGAATTAAATATTGATACTTCATCTATATTACCTATAAAGTTACTACCACCCACGTTTGTATCACCTATAATATTAGGAATAGATGAGCTAAATAAACTTGATGTACCTAATTCTCCAGAGGTAGTCAAAGAAGCTTCTGAGCCATCTATATATATTTTTAATAGTCCAGAATCGCCACCATTTACAAAAACTAAATGATGCCAGTTTTCATCTGTAATAGTGTCAGAAGTAGCTATTCTTTTATTATTTATAATGCTGCCAGTGTTAGTGACGTAAAATTGCAAAACACCTGTAGATTTAGTCATAAAACACGAAAAAGTTCTACTTCCATTTACATCAGCTTTTGAAAAAAACGTTTGTGTACTATCTCCACCTGTTAATTCTCTTTTAATCCACATAGATGCAGTAAACGCTCCTGTAACTATTTCATTTGTACCACAATTAATCGAGTCATTTATCCCATCAAAATCTAAACTAAAACTACTATATGCAGAGTTAAATTGTAAATCGCTACTTACTAAAGCTGTGCTTGGTAAAGTATCGCTTTCTGCGTTTAATCTTGGCGTCCATACATTAGTTTGTATTTCTGTAGCGCCATTGTTAGTTCCATTGTTAGAGCCTACACTATCTTGAATACCAGTAGTAGTGTTATCTAGTTTCCACCAAGATACTGGAGAAGAAGATATAGTAGCCTCTGGTTGACCGTTGTTGTAAAGTGTTGTTACTGCTGAAGAATCTAAACCTGTGTTATAAACAGCTATATTAGAAAGTTCTCCTGTCCAATTATTATAACCACTTGGATTATCAGTAGAATTACCTATCCAAGGTTCAGCAGCTTCTGTGTTTATGCCTGTTGAACTTGGAGTAGCTTGCCCTACTTCAACACCATCAAAATAAACTTTCATTGAATTAGCATTAGTAGTCCCATCCCAAGTACCAACTATGTGATGCCATTTATCATCTGAAATATTTACTGTTGAAGTAGTAATATTTGTTTTATTACTACCAGTAGTATCGTGGTAAATAGTAAAAAATATATCATCGTTTTTTCTTATTAAAGCCCAATTTCTTTTAGGACCAGCATTATCTTCACCTATTATAACACCATAACCAGTATTGACACTTGTTTTAAACCAAGCTGAAATAGCTATAGCTGTGTTTATTCCAAGTGTTGTACTTCCAATACTTATATAATCATTACTCCCATCAAAATCTAAAGCACTACTCCAATTAGGTGTTTGCGATTGCGCTGTATTATCAAAATTCCATTGATCAACCGCAACTGAATCTGTAACTACAGTTGGTGGTCCAGTTGCTGTACCATTATTACTAGCACTACCTGAATCTTGTATCCCAGTAGTTAAGTTATCTAGCTTCCACCAGCTAATTGGTTCAAATGATATATTAGTTTGTGGGGTTCCTCCGTTATAAAGGTATTTAACATCTTCAGCAGATATAGCTTGATTAAATACAGCAAAATTTGAAAATTTACCATTGAGGTAATGTGTAGAATTATAAAACTTACCTATATTTTGGAAAGTAGATTTGTATGGGGTAGTTATACTACTTAAAGTTGTATCCAATTGTCCATTTACATAACTTTTAATTTCTCCTCCAGAGTTAAAAACTAAAGCAACATGGCTCCAAACATTTTCAGTTAAAGCACTTGTCGCTATATATACTGAACCTCCATCAAAATAATAAACCATACCAGCGCTTAAAGTGCCATTTGCAGCAGCAAAAGTTGCACCTTCACTCATTGCTATACCTCCAGCGGCTAAATCTACACCTGACAAAATATAACCATAATCATTACTTGATGGGTGAGTATAAGTGTCAGGATTTAACCAAAAAGAATATGATACTTCACCGCTTGATCCAGCAAAATTAGTTGATGGAATAGTCAAATAATTACTACTTCCATCAAAATCTAAAGCATTATGCCAATTTGCATTTAATCCAGCATATTCACTTGTTTTATCTAATTTATACCAAGCTGTAGGTGCTACTGTATAAGAAGTTTGCGGAGCACCGTAGTTGTATATGTTATCTATATTAGTAGATTGATCAGAGTTCCATATAACTACATTAGATATTTGACCATTAAAATAACCTGATCCGGTGGCTGAATATCTACCTATTCTAGCTCCTAAACTAGCTGAGTTAGAACTAGCTGATCCAGTTGCTGTTGTTTTTAAATCACCGTCTAAATAAGCTTTTAATTGTTTTGTTGTGTCATTGTATGTCATAAGTAGGTTATGCCAAGTATTTAAACTATAACCCATGTTGACATTATTTATTTTAGCGTCTGTAGCTGTAGTGTTTCTATCAATATAAACTCTACTACTTGTGTTTAACGCTATAGAAAAACCTGCGTGAGCTACAGAAACATAATGATTATCAATTAATGACGTACCACCAGTAACAGAAGATGCATTAAACCATAATGAAACACTTAAGTCACCATCATCTAAACTAGTTGTATCTCCTATTTCTATATAATCTGTACCATCAAAATCTATTGCTTGCCCTTGTAACACTTCATTTGGAAATCTCCACTCTGCTGTACCTGGTTTTCTTGCTTGCTCACCTAATGGATAATATGCTACAGGCTTTCCAGATAATAACATTGGATTAGATGGAGAACCACCGTTGTATAAGTCAGCTATTTCACCTGTAGCTGTTGCTCCATCTGCTACATCACCGTCACTAAGAGCTCTAGTCCATACTGCTACTTCGTCTATTTCAGCTACTGAATAATTTTGACCATAACCTATTTTAAAAATATCACCCGAAGTTGAAGCTAATGTAGCTGGAATCCCTGTTGATAATGTTTGTTTTAATACCCCATCTATATATAATTTACTAAAAGATCCACCTACATAAACACCTACATAATGATGCCAATCTGTGCCAGGTGAAAAACTTATAAAATTATTTACATTAGAACCATTCATTGTTCTAAAACTTGTATTACTTGCTGTAACTTGTATTTGAATACCATTCCAAGGTGCGCCTCCTCCTACTTCTCCTGTTCCTTTCATCCAGAAAGATAATGTACAAACAGAAGCAGAATTTAAAAAAGTATTTGGAGCAGATATATAGTCTGTACCATCAAAATCCATAGAATATAAGCTATGCCTATCTTCAATTAAACCACTTCCAACAGATGTTACAGTTCCTGGTAGTTTTAAGTTCTTACAATTAGGTAGTAGAAATTGTGGTTCTCTATAATTTGCTGACATATATTATATTTTTAATCACCCATACGGTTCCAATATACAAGGCCATTAGAAAGACCTGTACTAAATAAGTTTGCTGCTTTACCAGATGTAGAAGATCCGTTGTAAATTCTTTGTATATCGTCTGCTGATAATACTCTATTCCAAGCTGCTATTTCATCTATATCACCGGTAAAATAATTAGTGCTATTTCCTTTTCTACCTATCTCAAAATCAGCAGGATCATTATCTATAGCACTTACAACTGAATCTACAGTAGGTGTTCCATTATCTATATATAGTTTAGTGCCAACGCCATTTTCAAAAGTAAATACAAAGTGATGCCAATTACCATCACCAAACCCACTTACACTTTCGTTTACTTGTGCTGTTCCGCCACCAGTATATATTTGAGCTCTAACTTTTCCACTTGATTGAAGTTGTATTAAATAAGATCTATTTGTACCATCATCTTTACTTACAATCCTTTGATTAGTAGCCGATGAACTTTTAAACCAACCCGAAATACTAAAATCACTTGTAAATTGTAATTCAGTTGGATTACCAGCTGAAACATACTCATCACTTCCGTTGAAAGATAAAGCAAAGTTATTATTAACTAATGAAGTACTTAATGCTGTTACTGAAACGTTAAATGTAGATGAAGTTGCGCAAGGCCCAGGCGTAGTATACGTAACTGTATAAGGACCTCCTATTGTAGAATTAGCTAAATCTAAAACACCTGTAGTTGTATTTATAACTAAACCAGATGTAGCAGAAAAAGTACCACCTGTTGTAGTTCCATCTGCTAACGTAGGTGAAGCTGTACCATACTGCTCAAGGCTAGATGATGAATAACTAAACGTTGATTGCTGTATAGCGTTTATAGTAAAAGTAAAAGAAGATGATTCTCCAGACACAGTATACGTTATAGTATAAGTATTAGGCGTAGATCCTACAGGAGTTATAACACCAGTAGAAGTATTTATATTAAGCCCTGATGGTGAAGCAGAAAACACTCCTCCGCTTGGCTCTGCTTGACTAGGTGATTGCGTAGCCGCATCATTACAAACAGCAGAGCTAGAATAATCTAATGATACTTCAATTGCTCCGCCTTGACCAGGCAGATTAGCTATTTCAGGTATTGGAGAACCTATCCCTATGAAGCTCATAGTTTATTAGTATAAAGCAATTACATCATTGTCTCCTGCTGCGCCGCCACTATCTAAAGTTGCAGTCGTTACTTCTTTTATTAATATTGGCATAAATGCGCCGGCTAATATGTTTTTAAATGTAGCACGTTCACCGCTTTCCATTTTAACTGTTAGTGTAGCCATTTTATTTCCTATATAAATACAAGCACCTCTTTCTGTAGTGCTAGGTAAATCTATACTCGCAACACTACCTATAAAAGCTGAAGGAGTAGAAGTTGTAAAAGTTTCTATACCTGGTTGAACTTTATCATTTAAAAAATATCCCTTACCAAAAGGTTTAGCTGTATTCTGCCTAATTACTTCAAAACTTTTAACAGCTGTTGTAGTATAAGCATAATCAGTTCCACTATCTTGTATTGTTATAGCAGCTCCCATACCGCTATGATTAGGGCAATAATAATACAAAGTATTAGGCGCATTAGAAGGAACTACAAACGTTATAACTCTGCTTACACCTACTGTTCCAGTGGCTGTAACACCGTCTGTATACTCAGATCCTCCTCCATGAGATCCGTCACTAGTTTCTGAAAATTGCAATGGGTGGTTACCACCAACCGCGTTGCTACTTGCTTTTTGGTAAAAAACATAAGTCTCGCCTCTGTTTAAAGTTATAGCAGGTTTAGTAGCACCGTCTAAATAAAAATTACCACCGTTAGCTTGAACATTTATTATTTCTGAAGTTCCAATAGATAATACTTTTAATTTAGCAGCGACTGGACCAGTACCACTTCCTGTGTTTAAAATTATCTCATCTCCAACAGCATAACCATAACCGCCAGAGTCTAAAGTTACACCATCATCTGGATTTATTGCACCAATAGCTACTGGTATTGCATCATGTGCGAACATTCTCGCTTGAGCAGCTTGATTTGCTTGTACACCTCTCATTTTATTTTTTATTTATATTTGTAATTTTTTCAGCGCCTCTAGATCCAAAGTACGCTACATAAACTGTAATCAGTAAAGTTTTTAATAGTTCCACCCATGCTGAATCTACATCAAACATCATGTGAAACGAATCTATTATTATTAATATCGTTGATGCTAAAGTGAGATATATCAAAGTAAGCGGACGCGTGTTCTTTGATAACCAAGAATCACTTTTCATATCTGCTTGCCATCTTGCAGACACATCTTTCATTTCTTGTATATCTTGCTCTAATAGTTTTAAAGCTGTTTCTTTGTCTTGTGGCTCAATAGTAGTATCACTCGTTATAAGATTTTTTACTATTCCAAGAGCACCTTGATCAGGTAAAAACTCACCTACTTGTGAAACTATGTTAGGAGCTCTCTCAGTTAAGAAAGCCCCTACCTTAGTTTCTTTGAACTTTTTCTTTTTCTTATTACTCACTTTCTGGTTTTAGTGATAATAAAAATTCTCTTACGGCAAAGCCAAAAGCAATACCAGAATATAGTAAATGCTTCTCTGCTATAAGTGCAATACCTATAGCAGCTATCGCAGCTGATTTAAACCACGATGAATTAACTACTTTTATAAGTTGTTTCATATACATTACTTTTTCTTTTTCATCATCATTGATGACTTTTTCATCATCATAGCTGATTTTTTCATCATTGCAGCTGATTTTTCTTTTAATTTCATAGCTGATTTTTTCATTTGCATAGCTGATTTTTTCATCTGTGCAGGTGATTTGTGATTAGGCATAGTTTTATTTTTTATTTGTTATACGCTTCTTTTTCCCAAGGATAAGATCTACTACCATCTTTTTTTCCTCGTTTATATTTTTTACCTTTCCAGTAAATATATTTATCATCATAAGATAAGTCGCCACGTTTTATTTGATCAACGTGAACCATCTCATGCTTAATAATTTCTTTCATTTGTAATGGATCTCTTACTTTGTCATTGATAGTAATTGATCCATTCATATTAGCTCTACCTAATACACCATCTTCTTCTTTAACAAAGTATATAGGTGTATTATCAATACTATATGGAGGTTTAATTTTAAAAGACATCTAACACCTCCATCTTCTTCTTGCAGCTTTACCTCTTTCTCCAGTCCAACCTCTTGACCTAGCACAAAATGATTTTCTTCTAGCTTTTTCTTTTTTAGTCAAACCTTTTTTCTTTGTAACTGCTGTTTTTAATTTGCTACCAGGATTTTTACGTCTATATTCTTTAACTCCTTTTTCAGTCATGCCAGCGCCTTCTTTAGTTGTTCTAAAGTTTCTTCCCTTACCTTTAGTAGTTTTTCTTGGCTCACCTTTTTTAATAAAGGGACTATTAGTTTGAGTATACATTATTTACGTTTCTTTTTCTTTTTAGTTGATTCACCACAAGGTCTACCTGTAGCTACGTTAATCCAGTTTTCTTTTTCAAACCAATCTCTAAGTGTAGCTCCTTTTTTACGAGCACCTTTAACATTAGATTTACTTGATCTTTTATACTTACCTGAAGACGCTGCTTTGCGTTTAGCCCTAACAACTTTATCACGCTCAGCTTTACTCATTGATCTTACTTTTGCAGCAGGTAAACAAACTTTTTTGGTACCACCACCTTTTATTTTACTTTTTGCCATGTAATCTTCTTATTGCTTCTTTACACCTTTTAGCTATTGCACGTTGTTTAGGTTTTTTACCATAACGACTACGTTGTTCAACAACAGTCATTATTTGTATTTTTCTAGCAAAAGGCTTATTAACTTTTTTAACTTTACTACATGTAGCTCTAGCATCTGCTTCTGTAGCATATTTTATTTTTACAGTATCTTTTGGATTTTCATCTGTATATAGTCTACGACCTGAGCCTTTTGGTTTTTTGCCCGTGCCTTTTTTAGGATCACTTTTTTTTGGCATCTTTTTTCTTTAATCTTTTTGTAACTATGTTTCTAGTTGTTTTCATTTTAGCTACATAACTAGGTCTATCTTTATTAAAAGCTATTTGTTGATTTAAACTACCTATTATTCTATTAAGCTTACTATTTCTAGTTCTTATAAGCCATGACGCTAATTTAGGAGCTGATAAGTTTTTAAATTTACCTTTAGCATCTGGCGCATCTGAATCTTTCCAAGTTAATTTTTTTTTAGCCATTTTTTATAAAATTAAACATTTCTAAACCTAATTTTTTACCAAAATCAGAATCTGATTTGTAATGGGCTCTAGCAACATTTCTACTATCTGATATATCTTTTGCTTTTTCGTCAAGCTCTTTTGATTTGTTAGGATATTTATCTTTTAAATATTCAGATATAAGATATGCTTGAGCAGAGTGTCCGGATGGATATGATGGAGTTTTCATAGATTTTAACTCTACGTTTTCTAAATTTATTCCAAATTGTTTAGCTAGTTCTTTTGGTCTAGGTCTATTAAAATATTTTTTTAACTTTAATATTATACTACTAGATTCGTTTATTAGTTTATCTATATCTTTATCTTTAACTATAGAATTAAACTCTTTACTTATATCATCATTTTTTTTTATAAAATCTTTATCAATAGGTATTTTATTTAAGTCTTGTATCTCTGAAAGAGTTTTTAAAGAATTATCTTTAGGTGGTTTATTTTCTTTTAAAAAATCAATTTTAAACTTACTTAATTCCATTATTTACAATTATGCATGTTAATAAACCAATTAGCTAGTTGTACATCTCTTTTAGTTTTAGTGCGTCTTCGCTTTAGTTTTTTAACTTTACCACAAGTAACATCACCTCCGTATAGTTTATTTACTCTAGCTTTTAAAGTACCGCGATATGCACCGCCTCTTTTTTTCACTTTTTCTTTTTACTTTTATTACCGTATTTTTGTGGTCCACCAGCTTTAGTACATCTTACACCCCAACCAGAAGCATAAGCACTTGGCCATACTTTAAATTTTCTTTTAGCAGCTGCTTTACAAGGTCCTGATATTTTACCCATTACTTATCTTTTTTATTATATAATTTTTGATCTACTTCTTTACACCAAAAAAGTATTTCATCTACTTTTTCTTCTAAATCTTCTATATGTTTTGTCTGCCACTGTTGTTTTAAATCGTACTCCATTCGTTTAACTTCTGCTGGTGGCATTTTTTTAGCTTCTTCTATATCTGCTTGTAAAGTATAATACATACCTACAAACATAGATGTTACAACTATTATACTAACTACAGTTTTAAGATCTATCTTAAACTCTGCGCTTTCAGAGATTTTCATATTCTTTAGTAGCGTTAAAAGATGGACAAGCTTTGTTCGCAAAATCATTATGCGAATGTATAACAGCGTTAGGATACATAGCTTTTAATGTCCTAAGTACTGCAATTAATGATTCTTTTTGACAATCATATCTAGTATCTTTCGGAGTCTTACCATCTGCTTCAACGCCTCCACAATAGCATATCCCAATCGAATTACGATTGTGCCCTTTGCAGTGAGCTCCGATTTTACTTATATCTCTACCTTTGTGTATCTCTCCATACAGGTCGATATAAAAATGGTAGCCAATATCGCTAAAGCCTCTTGCTAGATGCCACTTGCGTATTTCAGCTACTTCAAAATTTTCTCCTTCTCTTGTTGCAGAGCAATGTACAATAATTTTATTTATTTCCCTCATTCTTTTGTTCTATATTGTGAAGTTGTTGTGTATCTTTCTACTTTACCTGTCTCAGGATTGTATATAGGCCCTGCATAAACCTCATAGTCTTTTATAACACTTTGTTTTGGTTTTTCTTTATAACCTGCTTTTTGCTGCTGTTCAAAAGCTTTTAATTGTTTATTATATTTATCAATATCTATTTTTTCAAAATTTAAACTTTTTGGTTTTACAGGTGTTTCCATTTCCCAAACAGGAATACCATATGCTGTATATCTAACTTCATCTCTTGGATCTAATTCAACGGGATCACCTGCTCTATGCATAAATTTTGCATCTGGATTATTTCTTTGTGAATAAAGTTTTGCAGAGGTATAGTGACTCTCGTCTTTTGTTCCTTTATTTCTATAAACTTCCATTTGGTAATGAGGTGTAAATCTTGTTGGTTTATATTTTTCAGAAATTTTTTCACCATAATATTTCATATTACCTGGCTTGTTAAATTTTTTAAAAGCCTCTTGAGCTTCTTTCTCTGTCTTAAATTCTTGATATTCTTTTGCTTTAGGACTTGGGTAAAGAGAAGTATAAATATCACTTGGCGCGTCTGGTCTTAAAATACTATAAACATCTAATTTATTACCTGTATTCCAATCATATTCTCTAGTTAAACGTTTAAAATCTTTTTCTTTTTGTAAGTTTTTAGCGTATTCTTGCATTTTAGCATCATACTCTTTTTGCATTTTTAATTTTTTAGACATTTCGTCTAATTCAGCTTTTCTTTGTTTTTGCTGCTCAAGATATTTTTTGTAATTATCAGTTGGACCTACGTGAGGACCTCCGTGACTAGTTAACGGGCTTTTTTTTAAAAATTTATGTTTGAAACTCATTTCTCGTTTTTTAATTTCCACCATTTGTGAGCAGTGTAACCGATAGTTACAGCTAATAATGTTATCTTTAATATTGGCTCTAACCAATCCATCATTGATACGCTAAATGCACTTGCATTCAAAACATATAGTTTTAGATCATCAGCCATCACCGGTTAGCATTGAGCACTGCGTTACCTTTGTACTCAGGTCCTTCTATAGTAAAGTTTTTACTAGTTTTGATCATTGTTTTTGATCTAGGTATTTTACACTTGCACATCTTGTCGCAACCGCACGCCAGCTTCATACCTGCTGACTTTTGATATTCTCCGTAACTTGGCATTTTTATTATTTTAAAATGATTGAGTTTTTGTTTTTCTGTAAAGCTTATTTTTTTCTTCTCCTTCTAATCCTCCATAAACAGTATAATCAGTTTTAGTTCCAGTTCCTTTAGGATTATCTTTAGCAACTACTTCATATGTTTTTAATTCTCCTTTTTTCTTTACAGCTGCTTTCATATTATTTTTTACTTCTTCAGGCATGCCTGGTATAGCGTCTATTTTTGCTTTTTTCTCATCAGCAGTCATAAGTGTAGCTGCTCCAGATATATTCTTCATTAATACACCTGACTTATATTGAGCAGCGCTCATATTGTAAGGTACTGGACTATCTGATCCAGTCTGCGTTAAAACTTTCAAAGGTTTTTTCATAGTTAAAGGTATTTCTTGTCCTGTCATAGGATCTATATTAGTTGTATATTTAGGCTGTTGTGCTAACTCTTCCTCTTGTTGTTGTTTTCTCGTTTTTACTAAACCTCCAACGCCTCCAATTAATCCACCTGCAACTGCACCAACAACATTACCAATTCCTGGCACTATCGTTCCTAGTTTAGCACCTAACATTGCTCCTTTAGCAGCTCCACCTAAAGCAGCACTACCTTGCTCCATTTGATTAGCTGTTAATTCAATTGGTGATTCATTATTTATCTTTGTTGGCATAATCAATTGCTTTTCTTGTTACTTTATATATGTAACTATTGTTGTTTTTTAGTTTTTTAGTAGGCATATCTTCTTCACCTAACATAATACGGTACATACGACTTATTAGCTGTTTACACTTTATGGATACTTTGTATATGTTATACTTTTGGGTTGTGCGGTTTCTCTCTCTCCACACGTATATCCACCCTTCCTTTAACAACCTGTTCCAGCGTCTATTGTCCCAGCTATATGAGTACGTACCTTTTTTAAAATCATCTTTAGTAAAAAAATCAATAGCATCAAGATAAATAAGTAATTCAAGATCTGCTTCTCTTATATCATAACTTTTACAAGCCCATTTCCTTATTATACGATAATGTTTAAGTAATCCTTTTTCTTTTAAATCACTTGCTTCTATCCTCATAGTACTATTACTATATCTTGCTCTTTAATTACCTTGTATTGTTCTTTTTTTATTTCAATATTAAATCCAGCTGCTTTGTCGTAATAAACTTCGTCACCAGTTTTTAACACTTTAACATCAGAGCCAGGTTCTACAACCTTAGCTCTTCTGTACCTAATATCTTCTCTTTGTGCTTCTGCTAGAAGTAAACCACCTTTAGTTTTAGTTTCTGTTTCTTTTATAGGTGATATAACTATATACTTACCAATTGCTCTCATACTCTAATGTTATTGATTACACAATCGGTTGATAATATAGTTGTAGCTACTGAAGCCGCGTTTTGTAAGGCGCTTTTAGTTACTAGCAAAGGATCTATTATTCCGGCTTTAACCATATCCACCGTCTTTCCTGTAACCACGTTTAAACCTTTGCCTTCTTCACTAGGAGTTTCATAGTCTTCAACACCTGCGTTTTGAAGTATAATTTCATACGGCTTTTTTATAGCACAATATAAAACTTCTTCACCCACTGACTTAGGGCTTAATTTTTGAGATGCGTTAAGTAAAGCTATACCACCTCCTGGTACTATACCTTCTTTAATCGCGGCTTTTGTAGCACAAATAGCATCTTCAACCCTGTCTCTCTTCTCTTTCAACTCTACTTCAGAGTTTGCACCAACTTTAACAATAGCAACTTTAGCTTTTAGTTTAGATAATCTTTTTTCTAATCTATTCTTAATACCATTGTTAGTAGTTTCTTTTATTTGACTTTCTAACATTTCAATAGTTTCATCTACTATAGGTTTATCAGATAAGTCAACTTGTAATATAGTTTCTTCGTGGTTAGTAACAGACTTTAAACATGTACCTAAATGTTCAGGTTGTATAAGGTCCATATCATCTCCAAGGTCTTCGTTAATTAATGTTGCTCCTGTTACTGCACATAAATCACTTAATGTATCTTTTTTACTAATACCGTATATAGGTGCATCTACAATGTTTACTTTAATATTACCTTTTATCTTGTTCATTGCAAGTGCATTTACTACTTGCGCATCTACGTCTGCTATTATAAGTAAACTTTTACCATGTTTTATAACATGTTCTAATACACCTTGTATTTTACGTATATTAGGTATTTGTGATTCAACTATAAGCACGAGTGGGTTATCAAGCTCTGCTGTACCTTTTTCCTTATTAGTTATAAAGTGATTATTCTTAAGTGGTCTTTCGTATTGCACACCTTCTATTAACTCAACAACCGTGTCTGGTTGCTCGTTAGTTTCCATCATCACTATACCTGTTTCATCTACTAGCTTAAATGCTTCACCTATTACCTTACCTAAATCTTTATCGTTGTTAGCCGATATAGTTGCAACTTGATCAATCTTCTTTCCGCTAACCTTCCTTCTTTTCTTTTCAAGATACTTAACAACATTTTCAACACCAATATTAATTCCATCTTTTATACTTCTTAATGTATCTATTTGATCATGTTTATCAAACTCATGCAGTATTGCTTGTGCTAGTACTGTTGCGGTTGTAGTACCATCGCCTGCATCTTTAACTGTTCTTTGAGCAGCTTCTTTTATAAGTGTTGCTCCAATATTTTCTAATGGCTCTCGTAGCGTTATTGAGTTAGCTACCGTCACCCCATCTTTTGTTATTACTGGTTTTCCGTTTTGGTCTTCTAGTATAACACATTTACCACTGGCGCCAAGCGTTGAACTAACTGCATTAGTCAACTTGTTAACACCAGTTAAGACCTGACCTCTAGCAGTTTCGCCAAAGGCCAGTTCTTTAACTAGCTTTAGTTCTTCCATATTAAATTAAATTAGATTAAATTGTTGTTTTAGTTATTCAAATGTTTTTACAACTTTTGGTCCGTTAGCAAACTCAAGCTTTTTACTATAATGTTCTATTGAACTGTCTATCGCTTGTTCTGCTCCATCCATGGTTTCTCTCCTTGTTACATCGACCCAGTTGTCTTCTAGATCTTTGTATTCGGTTTGATAGTATCCATTAGGTAGTTGTACAATCCTCCAATTGCCTTTGGTAACTATGTGTTTCCAAAACTCAATGGTTTTTTCATTTGGTTGTGGTGCACTAGTCCACGAATTAGTGCGGGCATAATAAAACGTCATGGTTTTATGTTTTATTGGTTATTAATTATACTATCACTTAAGATAGTTGGTTTTCTACTTGGTTTGTAGAAATATTTTTATTCTTTATAGAAATGTACACATATTCTTTTTTGTGCATTAGCACCAACTTCACCAGCTGATGTAGCTGTTGCTAAGTTTGAATTAGGTGTTGCTAAGTATCCAGTTACTGTTAAAGATAAATCAGCGTCATCTATTGTAACTGATTTACCAAGTGGTCTACAGTCTGCAGTAGAAAAATATATAACTATATTTTCTCCATCAACTAAATTAATAGGTGGATCAATAGTTATTGTGTTTATACCAGCTGTTACACTAGTTAGTTCTCCACTACCTTTTAAAGTTCCAGATGGTGTACCTGCTAATGTACCTTCGTATACAGCCACTGTTATATTATTAGCACTAGCAGTAGGTACAAATATTTTAGCTTTATTAGCACCAGTTATATTAGCGTCGCAAACAGCTTGCGTGAAAGTACTGTATGTGCCGTTTTGAGATGCTTCACCAGAATATATCTCAAGTGGTGAATATCCATTTTGTATACCTGTGTTCTGCGCCCATTTAACTCCGCT